CCTGTACTTAATTGAAAAGAACCACTACCAAAAGTTAATGCTAAACGTATATCGTATGTGATTTCACTATCGGTTGATGGTGAATCTAAAAAAGAACCAGACCCCGAACACGGAAAATTAACATTGCCACTACTAAAATTATTAAGTTTTGCTATTCCACCAATTGCAGACCCACCTTTATAAACTTGCATTTCAAAAGCGGTATCAGATCCACTATTGAATCGTCCATTACAAGAATACATAATTAGAAATTTATTTGTATTTGACAATGGAGTTAATGTTTGAGTTACACCTGTTACAATAGTTGTTCCACTTGATACAGAAATATCACCAGTTGATGTTTGATAAAAAACACGCAAAACCATACCAGCAGGAAAAGTTGTTCCACTCTGAATCGTAGATGAACTACCAACTGTACCACTTATAGTACCCGTCACGCTTAAATTATTTGGAGCCGTAACTGTACCTCCGCTCTCTTCTAATACTGTAACTCCACCTAGTTGAAGTGTGCCTGCCATTTTTTCCTATTGTTGAACTTCTTGTACTATGAATGAAGAAACTCCTGTCCATCCCCATGAACTATTATCAACATTAGAACGATTGACCTCCATAGCCCCACCACCATCTGCATTTCTTCCATATATCGTATACACTGTTTCTGTTGTTCTTGCAATGTCTGCCCATAATTCATATGAAAGAGTTTCTGGATCATTTGAATCATGATCAACTGGACGAGAAGAAAAATGTTGTTGATTTCTACTTCCAGAGACCGCTCCTTTTGGCTCAACAACCGAATCACCTGTTATATCATAAAATCTCCAACTCCATATTTGATTCGCATTAGGACTATTTGATACTATTGTGCATCTCATAAGCAGTTTATTACTCGTGCTAGTTGGTGTAATAGTCACTCTTAAATTTTTAGTTGCATCCGTTCCTCCCAATTCAACCCAGTTTGCATCTGGATCAAAACTAAAAGAAACATTACTATAATTACCAAATGTCTGTATTATATGTCCAGGTGGAAATTTTGTACCTGACTGAACAGTTACTACACCTCCTGTTTCTGATAATACTGTGGTTGATCCTAATACTACACTAGACATTTTACTCCGGTTTCGTTGGCCATGTTACACCTGTTATATCTTCGTTCTCATCAAAAGCAGGCATATTATTATTCGGAACATCTCTCAAGGCTTGTCTATATGTTTTCCATTCTTCTGTCATCTCTGGTGAGTCTGAAAAATTCATCCAATCAGTTTCTTTTAATTTATCATCTCTTTGTTTTCGTGTAAGTTCCATAGCATATAATGCTTCTTGTTTATCATACTCTGCTTCAAACTCTTCCCATGTAGGTTTATCAGATGCATTCTCGTCATGCATTTTTAGAAATGAATAAATTACATCTTTACTCGTTCCTGAATAAGTCAACCATTTATTCGGTACAAGTTTGTTAAGCGTATTCATTGCTATGACTGGTGCTATTCTATAATCTTGCATATTTTCCTAATAATGATAAACATATAAAAAATCATTTTCGCTTACAAAATTATTCATAATGGCAGTTGAACTTGAATTATTATTTGTAACTCTTACAAATAAATTATATGTTCCAACTGCAACATTTGGGAACACTATATGATTACTATTACAACCGAAAGACATGTTAGAACTAAATCCTTGTTTAAAACAATTTTGTACTCTGCCATGTGTTACTCCAGCCCACTCAGTAATTACAGGTACTTGATCACTCGTTGTTCTCCAGTATGTGTCAGAAACATCATTACCATTACCATCTCTTAACTCCCAAAGAACCTGTAATCTTACTGGTCCTGATTCCCATCCATGACCAGCATTAAAATATGCTTGTATGTCTCCAACTTTTTTTGTTGTAAAATTTCCAGTATACATGTGGTCAGTAAATGAAGTGCTATAACCTATTGATCTGTTATCTGCACCAGAGATATCTGCACTCGACTTTACTATAACATGTCTTGTGTGACCTACACTATCAAAATTAGCAGTGGTTGTTCCATTGTCTTCAGATATAACAGTTTTAGATCCTAATACTATGTTTGCCATATTTTTATCCTGATATTTCCATTGCCTCAACAGTTGTTATAATGTCATAATCAGATGGATTAGCGGACGCCGCAGTACCCATCTGTACATAGGCCGATGAACCGCTTGTATAATTTCCTGCTAAAAAAACCTTATAGGTGATTTGTGTTCCTGCATTTTGTCCATGAGTATCATACCAAACCATTGGAAAAGGTTGTCCATTATCTGTGGCGGAACCACCATCATATGTCCCCATAGTTGCGCCATCACCATTATGCACTCCTGCTAAAGGACTTGTAGCACCATGTGTACTGCCAATGTATCTTCTGAAACATGCTCTTGAGGTAGATATACCTACATGATGAGTTATACAAGTTGTCAACCTCACCAATATTTTAGAATTTGAAAAAAATGGAGAAATATTTACATAGTAACCAGTATCACTCCATGTAGTCGCAGGATTTGCAGTATGTGTATATTTGGTGTCAAATGTTTGAACCTGCATCTGCACAGGAACACCAGCAGGAACTCCTGTTCCCCATGAAACAGTACCGCCACTCTCTGATAAAACTGTTTTTCCTGGTGACCCTAAAACTATATCGCCCATTATATTACCTGTAAAGTTTTTCCTGATGCAACTGTAAGTGTACCTGTCAAAGTAAGTGAACGAGTAACACACAAACTTCCATTGACTGTCACACTTGCTCCCGAAAACGGACCTACGATCAACGCATTTTCTTCTGCGCCAACTGTAAGATTTTCAGTAGTCGATGGTTTATTTATTTTCATCTTGTCTGTCATGACGGTTGTGCCGCCTAGTCTTAATTCTCCCGACATAGTTCCTTATGAAAAACCAAATTTACTAATCCAATAAGTTGTAACTGCATCTCTAATAGAGTCTGGTATGCTTTGTCCATACCAAAAAATACCTTCAGCCATTTTGCCATCCGCACGATGACTTGTAGAATTCTGATTTGGAAAATGTCCTATAGAGAGATTATACATTGGCACATCAGAAAACCAGTAACCAGTTGTAGATGTGGCAAGGTCTGTCCATCCTGTACTTGCATTAGGATAGTATGATATACTTCCTCCAGTACCACTTCTTTCTATTAAACACATAAATTTTGTATTCAAAAAAGTTCGTCCTGTTGTATTCCCTCCAAAATATTCTGGATAACCACCTCCCCAAGAATGATCTCCTGCAAGTTCAACTGACATGTGACCATCACCAAGTCCAGACTGTGTAAAAACCCACCAACCATCACCCAAAGAAGTTCCGCTATTATGTCCTGTTTTTACACCACAATACATAATTGACCACGGAGTATAATGCATACTTGAACCAAACAGATGAGTTGTCATACACGAATATTTGTCATTTGTAACACCAAAATCTAAACTTTTTTGATTGTTAAAATCACTATCAGGACTAATAAGTGTATTACCTAATGCTCCAGTTCTATTTGATGCTGATAATGCTTGACCAGTTCCGGATGATTGTCTACCTCTGTTAAAATAGAAATGATTACCATTACCAGTCGAGTCTCTCCAAAATGTAACAGTATCTCCATTTGATGCGCCTTGTTGTCCTATGTCTTCTGACTTCCACCAACCATATGCATCATAATATCCTTTATTCGATGGGTCGATGTTTATCCATCTTATTCCATCATATACTCTTAAACCTCTCTCACCAGTTGTTGATGTATCATAATATATGTCACCTTCATTTGGTGATGACGGTTTTGATGTTTTGATTGCAGTATTGCCTGTAAATGTACCAGTGGCAGTGGAGTTGATAACACCAGTAAAATTTACATTACTCGTTATTACTGGATCGGCAGTTCCGGATTGAGTTGCTAAAGTTTGTCCACCAATTTGTATCTCTGACATTTTTTACTCAGGTTTTGTTGGCCATGATTCAAAAACAAGTTGACCATTTTCAATTGTTGGAACGAGTGCGGAATTTCTATTTGATTCATCAACTGTCATTTGATCCTCAACTAAGGCAGGTAAATCTCTTAAATCATTTCTATATTTTATTAATTCATCATTATTTATATCTCTTTCAGTATTTCTCATCATCTCCCAATCGGTTTCTTGTAATCTACGGTTTCTTTCTTCTCGCATCATTCTTATTGCTTCTAAATTTTCTATTTCTTTTTGTTTCTCAGAAATTTTATTTTCATCTAAACTAATTACATTACCATTCTCATCATAATAATTTGTGCCGTCACCATGTCTTGCATTAGGATGTGTCGCATAGACCGCTTGTGATCTGTAAAAATTGCTCATGCTACCACTTCCATCGCAAATATTGATGATGACAAATATGGTGCATAAGGTTCGCCAGTTGTAATTCCCATTCTATTTAAATAAAAAGTTTGTGTTCCATTATTGTGGTCTGCTACTGCAATTCCATATGTGCATTCTGTTTCTGTGTTTGGAGAATCAAGAAAAGTTTTAACAATTTGAGCATTGTATTGATAAGAATTTATTTGACCAAAATGAAAAGATGCATTCCATATGGAATCACCCTGACCTTCTCCAATAGTTGTAAAAGAACCTGAACCAATTTTTCTCCTAAAAACACCAGAATGTCCTAAACCATAATTCGTTGAACTAAAGTTCCATCCTGATAGTGATAACATAACTAATATTTTATTAGATTGTGAAGTTGGTGTAATCGAGACATTAAATGTTCCTAAATCACTATATTGATTTGAAGCACATACACAAGTTAATTCTGCATTTGTAAAATAATTCTTTACTTGTACAATATGACCAGTAGGAAAAGTTGCGGAACTTGTGATTGCTCCTGAATAACTTACATTACTAGTTAATACTGGATTATCTGTTCCAGTTTGAGTTGCTAGAGTTTTATTACCTAACTTTAGTGTTCCCATTTCATTCCGGTTTTGTTGGCCATGTTATATCTGGTAATTTTGTATTATCATCATCTTCCCATTGTGGATCTGGATTGTTTGCCGGCAAATCTCTTAATGCTTGTCTGTAAGTTTCCCATTCTTTTTTCTTTTCATCTGACAAAGGTGAATCTGGCATCAATGTCCAATCAGATTCTTTTAGAAGTGCCGTTCTTCTACCTCTTAAAATTTCCATACAACTTGGCATATTAGGTAAATTCATGTTGCAATTTCCTCCACATAACATTTAAAATATCTTTCAGTGGATGCACGAGTAAATTTAACTCTCACGTTAAAGTATATTGTTGTTCCGGCAGAATATGAACTATAAAAATCATCAAATCCACTTACTCTATGCAAATCTTGACCTGAGTTTCCATATGTACTTCTATTATCTTGATACCAAAACAATATTCCCTCATTTCCATCATCATTACTCTCACGCAATGTTGTGTATCCTGAAGTTGCTGATGTGCTATATTGCATTTGTGCATAAACTGTACAAAAATAACCATGTGTTGTAGGCGTTATGTATACCGGCATTGTCAAATGCATTCTATAAATAGAATTTGATTGTTTAGCAGTGAGTGTATGTACATAATCATTGCTGGTTGATATAACGTCTGTTCCTGTTCCGTGTCTGGTAGTATTACTCATAACTGTTTTAGCACCATTAACAAAATACATATCAGCAGATGAAGACATAGTTCCAGCGGATAAGTAACTTGATGTATAAACTTGTGTGGATTGTAATATTGTGCCAGCAGGAAAAGTTGTATTATTACTAATGACAATGTTGCTTGTACTTACAACTCCTCCTGATTCACTAAATGCTTCTATTGAGTTTAATTTGAATGATCCCATAACATTATTTATAAATAGTTGTTTGGTTGGCTCTGGGGCCTGGATTCGAACCAGGATACACACTTAGTTGCCCACGGTGTGCAACATGCAAACAACATGCCATGTCTACCAATTTCATCACCCCAGAGTCAACCAAACAAAATCAAATATCCTACATATAGATTAAGTATGATTGCGGCAGTTAACAGTCCAGCATCAATCAACGAGTAACCCCGCTTTTTTCATGCCACTAATCATGCGAGTAACACCAATACCTCCTCCAAAACGAGGCATAAAGTCATGCTCTAAGAATTCGTCCAATTCCTTGAGAACCCTCTCTTTTCCAAACAAAGAATAAAGCAGATTAGCATACCCTCCTTCCGATATTGTGTGAAATTGTTCACGCATTTCATCAACATCATCGGCTCTTTCTGCACTACCAATTGTTTCCATTCCACCAATAATAACATCGCATTTATATGCTACGTCATGACCTGTTGAACCTTTAACAGGTGATTTTTTCATATTCCAGAATGGTGAAGTGTGGTAGGGAAAGTGAGTGAGGAAAAATACGTCTCCGTATTCATCATACATATCTGATTCATGTTTGTTGGTAAGTATATTATCAGATGCCGTATACTTACCGCACATACTCAAGTAGTTGCCACCAGGGAAATGCTCCGTCAATCGTGCTTTTCCGTGGTCACACTTAAATCCTAGATATGTGCATAGTTCATCTTCCATCTTGAGCATGTCATCAAATGTACCTGGCATCTCAAACTCAAACATGGGAAAGATTAGTTCGTGTCTACCTGCTACTGGATTAGGTTCTTGTCTGTAACTTGTACTGACACAAAAACAACCTTCAATATCAGGTCTAGTTAGAAGTTCATATTCCAGCCACATTTGACCAGTTTGAGGAAGAGGCCAAATTGTTCCGCCATATTCATATGTTGTGACAGTGGTAGGAATATGAACTTCTA